ATCTTGAGTGCATCAGTGTCTGTCATACCGATAAACACAGCACCATAGTGATATACTCCTTCTTCACTGTCTGTTCTTCGTACAATCTCGATAACCGCATCCACAACCTCCTTGGTCCAAATTTGGATCCTGGTGTCATAATATGTATGTATATCGAGAGGTATACTTTCAATCAACATATTAGTATATATGATTGATTTTTACAAGTAAAATTTATTCAGCTGCCTCATCGTCCATATGCATATCGTTTGTTATAAACATCGCATCCCCCATGTAGAGGGCGTGCCTTCATTTCACTACTTATGTACCGCTACTTTGTAGCTCCTTCTTCCTATTATAATAACCGACTTTGCGCCAGTTGGCAAGTCAGTAGTTTACTTTTCTTCCGCAGGTGCAAATAACTCACTTGTTCCGTCCAGAACTCGCTTCTCCTCATCCATCTCAAAGAACCACCCAAACAATTTGAGGGCTTCATACCCTTTCAGCAGTTTATCCGCCTTTTCTTTGGCGTAGCGTCCGCTATAATCATAGGTTTCTCCTACCGTATTCATCGACCCATGCAGAAACACAAGCATTTGATGTGTGATGCTCAATCCTTGGAACGTCTCAGTTGCCTGCTTTCTCTCTTCTTCGCTGTACTTCCACTCATCGTCCTCCAGGAAAAAGCCTCTCGCAATCGAACCGTACAGACCGTAACCAATCAGCACAAGGGCTTCCCAGATTTTTTCTCTCGCTGCGTTTTCGTCCTTAAGAGCCGGGATTTTTCCAGAAATAATTCCGGAGATAAAATCTTTTCTTCTGGCAGCACTTCCTTTCAGAATTTCCTTTACCTCTTTTGACTTTCTATCCTGCTCTTTCTTCGCCAGCTCTTCTTTTGTCAGCTTCTTCTTTTCCTTCGGAGCTTTCGTAACGATTCTCAAATCTCGCCATGTCTCATACCAGTACATCTGCCCTTTCTGCTCTGGCAGTTCAATCTCATCCGGCACATCGTCTGTCAAGTTAATCTCTATCACCGTTTTCCACTTTCCATTGTACATCTGCTGGGAATACTGCTCCGGTGCTTTCTCTACCCCCATCTTTTTCAGCTTCGCTTTGAGCTTCTTTGCGTTCTCTTTCTTCTTAGCATTTGTAATCTCGTTCTGAACCCGGCTCACAATATCCCTGGAGCTGCTGGCCTTATCCAGAATCTCATTTCGCATTTCTACATCCTTGATTTTCTCCAGTTCGTACAGGTCTTTCAATGTGAGCTGAAAAGCATCGTCCTGCTGCTTCTCTTTCAATTTCTCCTGGTCCAGCTTCGCAATATTCAGCCTATGCCGGACGGTTGATTTACTGAATCCGGTCTTTTCTGCAATCTGGTCTTCCGTATCTCCCAAATCGAGCATCATCTGGAATCCCTGGGCCTGCTCCTGGATGGTAAGGTCTTCACGCTGAATATTCTCCAACAGCATGATGCCTACCTGCTCTTTCCGGGAAATCTTGCTTTTAATCTGGCATGGAACTTCTACCAGGCCTGCTAATTTTGCCGCCTCCAATCTTCTATGTCCTATCAGTACATGGAAATCACTGATTACCGAAACCTTATCAGCATCCGGCTGATCTTCCGGGTCTGCTGTCAATGCACTCGCCGGAATAACCGTCAAATTCTGCATGACTCCATGCTTCTTCATTGATTCTGCCAACTCTGTCACATCTCCGAGGTCTTTTCTCGGATTATCCGGATGCGGATATATATTCTCCACTCTGATTTTTACAACTTCACTGCTCTCCATTACTTTTCCTCCTTTTTCTTTTCAAATTTCAGACCCAGCTTTTTCCCGTCTTCCAGAATCCTCTGCATCTCTGCCTCATACTCTCCAGCACTCCGCACCGGTGCAAACGTCATTCTAGTGCCGCTCTTTGTTGGTTTTCCCATTTTCTGCAGTACCGCACCTTTTGTCTGGAGTTCATCCAGTCTGATGCTGATGACTGCAATCTGATAGAATCTCTCTTTCTCATCGAACAGCTTTTTTGTCATCCCCGGAAACATCGTCTGATATTTCATGATTGTGATCTTGTGTTCCATCATCGCCCTCCTTCACATTACTCCGCCGGGAACTCATACACGATGTTCTTCTTGTACATTGCCGGTCTTGTTGCCTGGGCCGCAGTGTCGAAGAACTCAACCGTATAACATTCATTTTCATATGCTCCGCAGAAATCTTTCAGCACCTGCAAGCACCGTTCCTTTGTCTGATACTCTGCAATCTCTTCCAGACAACCATCAGATATGCAAATTGTGTGTCTGACGGTTGCCTTCTTTCCCTTGTGGTCTACCTGTTCTGAGTATTCCAGGGCGTTAAAGGCTCTTCCGAACCACAACACCTTCTCTTTATTCTGGCTTACAATCAGCATCTTCCTCTTCCTCCTGCTCCCAGAACTCATTTACAACTTCCTGGACTACTGCATATTCCAGATCACCGTTATTCTCCAACATTCTATCCTCTAACTTCTCTGAAATAGAAATGAACACCTTCTCCGGAAGTTCGTCTACACTCTCTCCTGCCGCAGCACACACATCTTTTCCCCACTGTACTTTTTCAGACTTTTTTCTTTTCTCGTATTCATGTTCTGCATACGCATCCGCAAGGTCCAGAACCGCATTCAGTTTATTGTTATCCGGCTCATCCCGGAACATATCTTCCAACTCTCTCATAAGTTCTTCTCTATCCATTTTCTCGCACCCTTTCATTCCATTTTTCTCTTGCCTCTTTCTGCGCAAGCTTCTTGTGTCCGTTCCAGTCCTTCACTGATACATGAGGTCCGAGACTTCCGCACTTCGAGCAACAAACTCTATATCCGTTGTTACCCATCCTACGGATTCCCACTCTTCTATCTCTGCAACCGCAGAACGGGCATGGTTCCAGCTTTACCAAATTATTCTCCATGACTCCTCCTGTCTGCCCTTAATTTTCTCCGGCACATCTTCTTGTGCTGCCACATCCCTGCAGAACCGCTCCGAACAACTGAAATCCGTAAATGAACCCCTGCATTTCTGACTCTATCGCCACATCGTATACCGCAGACGTTATCGCCGTATCAGCTTTCGCACCCGGAACCTGTGCTTCCATAACCGCTCTCAGCCGTTCGTAGGCCTGCGTCAGTTCCGGAATTTCCCGGTTTTCGCCCTTCGGACCAGTAATAAACTGATTGAACAGTTCCCGGACGTCCTTATATCCGTTCTCCGCATCCTCCACCAGTTTCTGACCGCTTACCCGGCAACGAAGCTCTTTTTCCATCTTCTCAATGCCGGTCTTCTTTTTACCGTAGCATCTATCTCTTTTCATTCTCGTCAGATAGAGCTTGCAGGCTTTTTCAGTCAGTTCCCACATCGGGTACTCCTGGTGTCTTGCCTTGAACTGTGCCATTTTGAACTCTGTCTGCTCCATCGGTTCCAGCTCCACGATAAGCTGTGCGATTCTGCGATATGTAACCGAGTGATATTCCTGGAACATATCCGCCACCTCCCGGCTTGTCATGATGGTTTTTCCAACCTCTACCGGCTTCTCTTCCTCACATACATCCACCACTGCCATCTGTGAGATAATCTTCTTTACATCATCCATCAATTCTACAATCTGCTCACTTCTTTTCATAACCTGCCAGCTCCTTTCTTCAAAGCACATAACGTACAACACGCTCCGTCGAGATTGCTATGGTAAATCACGCCTGCATCCTCCGGTCTTTTCCAGCAAAGTGCTCCACATACCGGGCAACGCACCTTTTCCCATCCTTCTTTTCCTTCCGGCACACTGGCTAACAACGGCATACACAGCCAACCGCCTCTGTCCGATTCTTTCCTTGGTTCAATCTTCATACCGCTTCTCCCCTATCTCATCCAATAATTTTTTCAGCTCTTTTACAACCGGATGCCAGCTTCTGGTTCCTCTCACTCTCCGGTACACATCCGCCAGAACTGCATCGCCGCCAGGAACAAAGGCTTCCATTCTGGCCTGTGTCATTCTCATATCATGGAACCCATCCGTAAATCTAAGCTCGCCTCTGTCTTCGTATAAAACTACTCTCTTTGCTCCCAGGCGGCCCCAGTCTTTGACATTTACTGTCCGTCCTTCTCTATTCATCACGCATCTTCCTCCTTCGCAAATTTGCTGTTGAGGCTTTCCATGATTGCCTCCAGTCTCTTCGCTCCGATTCCCGGCGTCTCACTGATTGCTTTCTGCACTTCCGTAATATCAATCCCAGGAACTGACCGCCTGCCCTCCTCATACGCTGTCTGGTACAGATTCTTGCAGAAGTTCTCAAACTGCTGCCGGTCCATCTTCTTCACTCTTTTATAATCTTCTCTCCGGAGCATATAGCCTGCTCCGGATTTCATATTTCTTGACTTATTCATGATCTCTGCCTCCCTACTTCGCCAGCTTCTTCATTGTCTTAAAAAATTTCTTCATGCTCTTCATAAACTTTTTCATGCTCCACACCTCCTCAAATCACTGACAAATCGCTATATTTTTGTACTGCTCAACATCCATGTTTTCTCCTGTAAAGCAGTGTCCTCTATACTCCCACATTCCTTTTCCGACCTTTAAAAAGGTGGCATATGTTTCCGAATACCGCTTTGTTTTCGGATTCACTGCGGTACTATGCGGTTCTCCCACCTGGAAATATCCCATTTTCATCGTTCTGGGTGGCAGGATATTCAGAAAGTAGTCAGCTACTCCTTCATCCACCACTTCTCCCGGCTTACAATATTCATCCCAACTTCCGCAGTCGCTCTTACACCAACCGTCAATCGTTTTCAGTTCCATCTTTAATGCACTTTTCCTTCCTCTCTTTTACTGAGTAATCCTGTTTTTTCTAAAGCATCTGCCGCAGGCAAGGCTCTTATCTTTCTCATAATGTCTAACAATGTTCCATAATTCTTGGGAATACCATCATCACACTTAATATCTTCAATGAGTTTCAGCACATCTCGCCTGCGGATTAAATCGTTCTCTGCAACGTTCCCTTCCTTCTCTGCATTCTGCTTTTTGGGTAACACAAACTTGATATAATAATCTGCGTAACCATATTTTCTTATAAGTTTGCATCTTTCCTTTTCTCTGGCTCTCGGTCTATTGTTCATTAGCACCCTTCTCTCTTTCTGATTTCCGAAGATGCCTTGTCAAGTGCCTTTAATAATCTCGGAGATGCAGTGACCTCTTCCCAGGTCAGTCCCAGGCTATCCAAAGTATCTTCAAAATCTCCGGTATATCCGTACTCGTGATTATCCAGTTCATACTTAAACATCTGGTAAAGAAAGCCGGTTCCATCTTCGTCAGCCGCCTTTGCTGCCTCCATCTCGGCGTTGTGCCGGTCCAATACCTCATGGAAATGCTCGTGATCTTTCTTCTGGATGAACCCACCGCCTGGAACCTGGTAAATCTTATCCAGGTCCTTCTCCGGGTCAAGTCCCCATTTCTCCATCATTTCATCAAACTGCTTATCTGAGAACGCAAACCCCAACGGCAGCTCATTGAACTCTTTCTGCTGTCTGTCTCTTAACTCTCTATAGCTCTCCATCTTAACTTTCCTCCTCAAACTCTGCCATCTTGCTTCTGTTAAATTTCATTGCCGGATATTCGCAGTAACCGCTTCTCCGAGTACGCCCGGTTCTCTCCGCAAATCCGTTTTCTTCCAGAAGAGCTACCGCCCAAGGGCAATTATTGATGTCAACATACGCCTCATCTTCTGCCAACGAATGGTCGCACAGGCAGGTGGTTACTCTCGCAATAGGTCCATCCCATCTGTTATAAATTTCAACAGCAACGCTATTGTCTTCCACATACTTACCGACTCTTAACTTACAGTCCTTATACTCTGAATACTCTGTCTTAACATCAAAACTTGCCATATCAATTCTCCTCTCTCCCCATTTCCTGGGATAACTGCTTTCTGATTTCCAGCTCCGGCGCATCTTCTCTTTTTAATCTGCTCAGGCACATCCCACTGTCATGTACCGTAAAATGGATATAACCTTCTGCACTCAGCGTAATGCTTACCAGTTTCTCTGCCGTTCCATGCTGACCTGCAATCTCCGTCAGCTTATCCAGTACCGGCATTACTTCCCTGCTCAGTTCCGCAAACTCTGTCTGTCTCACTTCATTCCCTCCTTTGCTCTGGCGAACATATCAAAATCCTCGCACATATCACACTCGCTGCTACTCAAAATATTCTGGCAAACCTGGCACTTCGGGTCCAACCGTCTGTAATAGTCTGGATGATTCTTTTTCAAATCCTCAATCGTGAACAGTGCCACTTTTCTATCCTGCATACTTTACTCCTCCTGCTTTTTTCTTGCCTGCTTTGTTTTCAACAATTCTTCATTCTGCTCTGCATACGAATAGTAGCTATCTTTTCCAATTATCACATGGTCTACAACCGGTATTCCGAGTAGTCCTCCTGCTTCTACTAGCCTTTTCGTCAGCGAATCGTCTTCTGATGATGCCGTGCAAATTCCACTTGGATGATTATGTACAACCACAATACAGTCGCACCCACTCACACACGCTCTGACAAATAATTCTCTTGGAGATGTCATGCAGTTACGGTTTGTTCCATGTGCCACCTCAAACATTCCTATCGGTTTGCATTTCACATTCAATGCCAGCATCCATATATGTTCTTCCGGCAAATACTCTGCATTACATCCGACCATAAACATTTGTGCTATTTTGCTAGGACTGTCCAAAAATTCGTCTGCATCACTGAACTCGCTATTTTTCTTTACCAAAACTGGCTTTCTTTCTTCATCAAGCAGCAATTCATACTCAATTACTCCCATCGCTAATCCTCCAGGTAATCTTCGTAGTCAATTCCGGCTACATCACATACACTTTCGTAATCTGTGTCATTTTCATACATATTCTTGATAGTCTGGCCATGTACTGTGCCATCCCAGATGCAAATCATTCGCTCGATTGCTTCATTCAGTGCTTTATTGCTTCTATCTGCCATTACTCATACCTCCTATCACTTTTCGCTGGCTCTTAGCCAGGCAGCTGCTTACACAGCCACCTCGACTTCGCCGGTTTCTCTGTTGTATCTATAAACTTCGTATCCCAGGATTTCTTCCGGTGCCACTTCATTGTCGTTTACTTCTTTGACCATCTGTCTCAACTCCTCAATTTCTGCTGTCGAAACCGGAACTGCCAGCAGCTCATGAATACTTGAAGGAAGGATGTAGAAATCTCCATTCATCTTCTTCGCTGCAATCTCAAGATACTCTTTATAAAGCATGATATTCGCCCCATGAAGCTTTCTGGCATTCGTCAGTACATACATCTGAGGTCCATCTGGTTCTTCAATCTCCGGACCAGGATTCACTCCCGTCAGCTCATACATAACTTTGCTCATAGTTCTCACAGAAAATCCGGACTTTTCGGTATTCTTCTTTGCGGCTTCATCCAGTTCTTCGAGACTAATCTTCGAGCTAGCCAGGTTTGTGTTCGTTAAAACATAGCTCTTCATTCCGTCCTCGTCCAAGCCAATAACCACTCTGTAGATTGCAACTAAGTCTGCAATTTTCTTTCCAGGAATATCTTTAAGCCTTTCCGCATTTCTCTCAGCATTCACAAGCTGGTATTCTACGTGGTCCAGGATGAATTTTCTGTCAATCCACTTTTCTACATCCATCTCAATTTCCGATGTTTCACTGTTTTGATACATCTCAAACACTTTCTTTGCAGCATCTTCAACTGTCATGAAACCATCCTTCACTCTGTCTACGATTCCGTCCACATAGAGTCTTGGGACAACCGTTTCCCCTTGCTTTACGATTTCGATGCCTATCATCTTAACTCCGTTATTCTTCGTTGTCTCCTGCGTTGTTACTGCATATCCATTTCCTGCGATTTCCTGTACTGCTCCAACTAATTCTTTTGCAATTGCTTCTCTCATTTCAAAATCCTCCATTTTTTCTCTTGTTCTATTAGTAACTGGCTTACCAGTAATGCTCTAATTTCTTGCTTTCTTTTTTTTCGTTTTCGGCTCGTTGCTCATACTTTGCACATGATGCCGCCTTCCCCTACATTTCCAGATGCTCAATTTTAATGGCTTCGTCTACTGCATCTGCTCCGTATCTTTTTTTCAGATAAGAAACTGCCACATCCCACTCATGCGGATTGTTGACCGTCTCAAATAATTTCTTAGCCTCTGTAATGCACTGTTCCACTACCAGGTCTCCTTTCGCAACTCTGATGATTCGCTTTCTCAGCTCCTCCACCTGTCTCTGTGCCTGTGCCATTGCCCGGTCAAGCGTCTCTGCATAGTTCGCAGCCTCCATCATATTCTTGATGATTGGCATTCCAAAGGACTTATACAACTCTGCTATCTGTTCCTTACCCTCTACCTCGCTGATGGACGGATGCCATGTATACACATGCTCCACGATGGAATAATCTTTCTGGCTTATCTCAGCCCCAATTCTCTTTTGAAATTCCTGTTTTGTCATACCTTCTACGCCTCCTCAACTTTCTTGTAATCTTCCAGGATGCTCAACAGCGTCCCTTTTCCAATTCTGAACTTCTGCTTGTGTCCGCATCTGGTTCCCATATAATTGACAACCGTTCTTTCTGGAAGCTCATGCTTTATGTACTGGATTATGTAATAATGACCATCTCCATGATGAACAACGTCTATGTATTTGTGCTCATTCCGGATGTTCTGGTATGTAGCCTTTTCAGTTCTGTTTGCTCTTGATCTCTTTGCCATATTCTTCGCTCCTTTGAATTGTTACTTCGATTTTGCGAACCTTGCAGGTAAAAAAATAAGCCTACTTCCAACAAAGCTCTCTTGCTTTGTCTGCTCGGCTACCAAATCCATACTTTTCAAGCATCTCCAAATCTGCTTTCACTGCCTCATCTTCCAGCGTGCATCCACAATCACTCAAAGAATACAGCTCATCTACGATTTCATCAGCAATGCTTTCTTCTCCAGCTTCCAGGGCTTTTTCAATGAACACCCACAGCATCTTCTGTGCTGCATCCCATTCCGGATAACCAAATTCATTTTTATCTCTTTCACTTAACAGGCTTCTGTATATTACTAATGCGTTCATCTTGACTACCTCCGTTTGTATCGTGTATTTGTTTTGTTATTTTGTAACTTTATTATACTTCGATAACTCGAACGTGTCAAGTGTTTTACTTCTATTTTTCAATTATTTTTACCAGGGCGATTTCATATCCCAACGCACTTACGATTTTCTCCAACGTGTCACAGCGAATACCGCATTTGCTTCTGGAAATAATCTGGTTCGCATACTGTCTGCTCACCCCGATTTTCTTTGCCAGGTCCACTGGTCGCAACTCCTCAACTTCCAGAACCTTTTTTATCAGCTCGTTGCAGTCAGTTCCTCTAATTTCTTCCATCCTCTACCTCTCTTTCAATCCAATCAGCAACTATCATTCCGCAGTTATCAGCTATCTGATACAGAATCTCCGTATCATCCCAGGTGTAATTGTTCAGAAAATCTGCCAGGCTCTCCCACCCCATTCTCTTCACAATCCGCTTCGCATCGTTCTTTTTAATCTCGAACCAGGTCAAGTGTTCATCCTTAAATCTGACGTCCCGGCATCTGTCCTGTACATAGGTTTCAAGAATCAGTCTTCCAAACATTTCCTACTCCTCCTCAAACAGCTTGCTTTCTGGGCCAGCATCTCATTTCTTCCGGATTTATCATCAAATATCCGGTGGCACTCCTCCAACAGCTTGTCTACCCTTTCCTGAGTTACTTCCAGGCCTGTACTCCGGATTGCTTCTTCCAGGTCTTCCAGATACCAATCTTCCCTGTGCCAGATAGCGTTTGACCTGCGGTAAATCTCATCAATTATCTTCTGTCGATTTTCCTCGGTTGCCTCCAACAGCCACTCAAAATTCAGTTTCCCATCCTTGGTTGTCGGATTGTACTTTCCGGAACATCTGCCCTGCCGGTCCGTTACATAGGTCTGAACGCCCCACCACGTTTCCGGTTCTTTATCTATGAATCCCTTTCTCTTCCACATTGCCGGAAGTGAATGCTTTCCATGCGTGTTTTCGTTCTTTCGGAACTCTACTATAATTTCCTCTCCCAACGCATTTCTGTCTGCGAAGGTAAACCACCAAACCGGCGGTACTGTATGCTCACACTGATATACTTTTCTCATTTTCCTGCTCCTTTCGCTAATGATTCAGCAATCGCCTCCATCATACTCTGCGATAATTCCAGATACTGCTCTACGATATAGAATTTAGCACTCTGCCCGTTCTCATCCCATATTTCAAAATACCGGAATCCCCGTTCTTCCTCGGCTTTATCCTCCTGCACCTTCACATACCCTTGCGCCTTGCTCTCAACGATTTCATCCAGTTTCTTCATGACCGCCTCCAGGTCAATCGACACATCCACCACTGCACACCCATTTGTAAATTCGTTCTCCCAGAACCCATGCAGGACATACACTACAATTTTCTTTTCCTCCATCCCGGCGTCCTCCTATCCGTAAATAATATCATCGAATATCGCATACTGGATAATCATGTCTGCCACTGTCGCATCTACCATGCAACAATCCAATTCATAGACTCCTTTGCTGCATCCTACAGAGTCTTCCGCATCCACCAGGATATTGTACGGCTTGTCTTCATCCTCCAGATACTGTTTTACTCCGCTGAGCAGCTTTTCCTTGTTCAGTTCTCTCTTCTTGCCATCCACCGAATCATGCAATACCAGGACTCCTCCTCTGCTGATCTGCTCCGATGCAAATTCTCCGAGATACTTTCCTTTGACTTCTGCTCGCCTGCACCAGTAGCAAATACCGCCCTCCAGTGCCGTTGTAACAATATCATCAATATCCTCTGTGCTGATTCGTACACTTATCTCAGCCTTGATTTCCTCATACTCTTTTCCCATCAGTCTTCCTCCTCATATCCTACTCTCTCTACATAGTTTACGCTGTCCGGTTCGCATTCAAATTCCGGACACAAGGACCGCCATAACTCCTCCAGTTCATTTATGCCATTTGCGGTCAGCTCTGTTTCATCGCCATCATTGAAGCCGATTCTGTATACGCTCGGCCGCTTACCTTTTCTGACAATTCCTTTGCCCGCTCTTCTCAAATTCATTATTCCTTGTCCTCCACTCCGGCAAACTCCAAGATTTTCTCTCTGGCGAATCCCTCAATCACTTCCAGGTAATTTCCCGGCCACACATCCTTGTTCGGCTCGTAGGTTTCTGTGAACTCATTCGCCCAGTCCACAAATTTCTGTTTCCAGGTTATGCTATCAATGTCTGTCAGTACCTCAAACAGATACTCACTCTCTCCCTTGAGCTGTTCCAGCATCATCGCTATTTCCATCAGATTTTCCGTCTGCTCGTTATACTCCAGCATCACGCCATCTCCTACTCTGTTCTTACCAATCCACCGTTTGCAGGTGCAATTCCGATACTTCCCAGTTCGGAACAATCCGGTGCATCCAGGTTCGCCACATACGCAAGTGAAATCCTCCCATCCAGGTCTTCTCTATCCAGTTCCCACTCTTCTTCCTCTGCACTAACATACAACAACGCCAGGCATCTTCCAAACACCATATTGCTCAATATTGCAGCGTATACAATACCGCCACTTTCTTCTTCCCAGTCGGCAACAGCTTTCTTCTCCTCATCGTTCAAATCATACAGAATACCTGCCGTCTCAGATTTAAGGACCGTTCCCTGCTTTCTGAATTTTGTGATTACCTGCGGCATCATTCCCAGGCGGCACATACGACCAACCGCTTCTTCTACCATTTTTGCTCTGTCCTGCTGATTCTTTGCATCCATTATTTCTTATCCTCCATTTTCTTCTCTAAATCTTCCAGTCCGAGTGTTGCATTTACGAATGCCAGCGCACATGCGGCTCCGATACATTCTCTGATTCCGGTCGAAACTCCGACGATCAAACACACCAGCATAGCCAGTGAAAACATTCTTCTGCTTTTCTTCATTTACTTTCTGCCTCCTCTGTGATAAACTTGGTAGCACGAGGAGAACTTGTCTCCCCGGCTACCGAGCTGTTTTTCAGAACATTACTTGAACCAGGTCAAAACTGCCGTAACAACTGCTATCAGCATTGTTACTATGGAAATTACGATATGTGTCCAGCATTCATAAATTTCAATTTTGGTCTTCTTCAACTGCTCTGAAAGCAGCTCTTCTTCTTTTTCTTCAATCCTACGTTTTCTTTTTCCCAACGGGCAATTCCTCCTTTCTCATTCGTTCTGTCCTCTGCATTCCTACGGGGTTGGAACCGTCTGGCAAGCATATGTACTATTCCATCAACCTTGCCGCCTGCATTACTCTGTATCGTGTATTTGTTTTGTTATTTTGTAACTTTATTATACTTCGATAACTCGAACGTGTCAAGTGTTTTACTTCTATTTTTCAATTATTTTTCGAGCTGTCGAATCAGTGTGTGTAGCATCTTTGCAACGCAAGGTGCTATTCTTTTTTATCTCTTTATCTATCTTTATCTCTATCTCTTACTCTATCTCTAATTATGGTGTAGGAATCATGTAAGAAATCTTACAAGATTTTATATATAGGAAATGAAATTGCTTCGATTTTTCGACTTATTCACATTATCAACATTCTTCTTGTGGATAACTTCGGAACCCAGATTGAACTTCGCAGAATTGCATTTTTAACATATAGGCCTATAACATCGTACACGCTTCTATACCAGCTTTTAGCTCTTAGGCATAAGTTAGTATCTAAAAACGTCTGTCGTTGCTCAGGCACATTTCGTCAAATTTGAAGGGGAATTTTTGTGAATTTTGTATATTGATTTATTCTACAGACTTGCTCCGCAATAAAAAAAGAAGCCCCGGCGTGATACCGGGGCAATGTGACATATTTTCCTTTTTTGACCATAAGAGGTGTGTTTAATTTTCTTAGTTCCTTGCCATAAAGGCATTATTTGATGTATACTTTGCCATCGTAATAAGCAGCCATCCAACCGCTCGGTGCTTTCATCCAGATATCGTTTCCGACATTCCGTACTTCCTGGCACGTTACGACCGTTCCTGCATCCAGGCAGCCATCATTGTCCTTATCGTGTTTCTGACCGTCAGCCGTCAACTGCGTATGTTTCTTTGCGTTGTAGTTTGTTCCAGGACCCGTCCGGACTTTCAGCTCTACCTGCAAGGTGTATTCATGTCCGGCAGTATAAGACGGAGTGTTCTTCTTTTCCGGAGCACTGGCTGCTGTCTTTCCGTTGTAAACAGAAACCAACTTAGCCTTAGATGCCGGTCCGTACTTGCCATCCTGCTCCAAACCGTAAAATGCCTGGAACGCAAGCAGAGCTTTCTCCGTGGCTCCGCCGAAGGAACCATCTACTCCGGAACTTCCGCAGGAGAATCCGCAGCCGATCAGCATTTTCTGCATTTCTTTTACTGCGTCCCCGGAATCACCTTTCTGGAGATAATTTCTCACATTAACCGTTCCGGATGTAGATGCTGTCACTCCGGTGTAGCGGTACACATGAATCCACGGCTTATTGTAATAGCTGCGGATGCAGATCTCTCTACCGGTCTGATCTCCAGACTTTCCTCCTGTGACCGTTCCTTTCTCGTTGATACTTGCGTGCACCAGTTTACCATTTCCGCAGTAGAATGCTGTGTGTCCATTTCCGAGCAGGACATCTCCACGGATCATTCCGCTACCGGTTGCCAGATCCACGGATTTTACAACATCCTTGAATCCGATTTTTGGCAGAACCTCCGGCATGTTGCCTGTATAGGTTGCTCCGCTTGACTTTGCCGGGATTCCGGCCTCTTCCAAACATCTGATTACCAGCCCGGAACAATCGTAATTCGGATTGCCCCAACGGTCTACCTGGTCGTAACCATGTGAATCGTCCAGGGCGATTGCCTCTGCTCTTGCTACTGCATTTTCAATTTTGCTCACTTTGTTTTCCTCCTTCTTCTGATTCTGGTAAATCTTTAAATACTGCTCCCCGTAAGAAGCCCTTGTTTTCTTCACTGCCGAACCTACATTCGCCGGAGCCTCGAACTTGACTAAGAAGATATCGGACGCTTCCTGCACTGAGGTTGCGGTCTGCAATACCTTCCAGACACTCTTATAGCTCGTCTTCAATTCGCTCAGCATGTACTCTGTCTGCGTCTTCGCATCTCCGATGGACACTCCTCTGGACTTAACCAGATCGTAAAGGCCGGCCTTTCTTCCGGCAGATGTCCACTGGCAGAATCCGTAACCGTACTGCCTGGAATCTCCCAACGGATGCAGGAATAACGCTCTCGTTATCTTTCCGGAGTCTACTGCTTCCGTGTAGGTATCGTCCGTGTATTTATAGTTCAATTTCTTCTCACAGAGATTTTCCAGATTCCGGGGATTCGCTCCGGATTCTGCGTAAATATTCCCCATAGCCGCACATGCACCATATATCGTGCAACCAGCAGCCATCAAAGCGTCAAACAAAATATCTGTGTATGTATTCCGTTCTATTGCCATTTGTAAATTCTCCTTCATTCACAAAAAAGGGGCAGGGATTTCTCCCCACCCGGTCATAAGTATGTGTCCTCTTCTGGGTCCATCTCATCATCATCTTTCGGATGCAACTGTCCCATCTTGTCCATCAGCAAAAATGTCAACGGAACGAACACCGCAAACAAAATTACCAACGGCCAGAAGATTCCTGCCATCAGCAACAGCACTATCACAAGCGGATAATTTGGCTTGCTTGGCTCATAGTACATGCCATTGTCCTGGCAGTACAGCTCTTCGTCTTCATCTTCCATCCGGCACAATGTCCGGATGCCCCAGATGTAGACCGGCTGACACAGCAAAATCCCCAAAAGGTACACCAATAGGATTTTTAAGCCCATAGCTCCTCTCTCCCTTCTCCGATCAGTTCTGAGAGCTATTTACCTTTCCATCGTCCAAAAGGTCCTTAACTTCCTTGAACCACCAGTCAATAATTTTCAGCAGTACCTCTTCGGACATGATTACCTGTAACCACTTAGGCAGCAATCCTCTTGCCTGCTGTACTACCCATTTCAGTTTCTTTTCTCCCTGGCCGGACTCTTTGTAGATATGTTCAGCGTGCAGGAACAGCTTGTACACCTCTTTCCGGATGCCATCCAGTCCCTTCGCTTTCGCATACTGATATACGACCACTGCTGTCACAACGACCAGCACTGCGATCACCAGAATCAGAACCGGAATCGGCACCTGGCTTAAAAAATTCAATAATTCCATAGAATCAATCCTCCTGTTATACTTTGTAATCTCTTGATAGTTCCCTGTAGCGTTTTTAATTGTTTGAATGGGGAAATTATTGCCTAAACGCTATAAAGGCGAATATCGGGCAAATATAGCCTTCTATTTCATTCCCCTGTGATATGGTTCACTCCCTGCCTTGTCAGAAAATTCTCCAGATCATGTTTCTGCTCCAGCTCATAATTTAATGCAGCGTGCATATCTCCGTTGCACTTCGCATCCGGAATCCTCTGCACCGCCTTTGCTGTAGCTTCTGACAAACAAAGAGAACCGTCCAGAGCTTTCAGCATCATGTACTGGAGCTTTTCACGGTTCTCTTCTTTCTCATCCTGTTCTCTCTGCCTGCATGCCCGTTCGTTCTTTTCGACTTCCGCCCGTTCTTGGATTCGCTTCTCCAACAACCAGAAACAAAATGCCACGATTGCGGACGGGATACCGGCAGCTATCAATAATTCCATTGGTATCTCCTCCCTGTTATTTCAGATTTTCGGAACTAATCTGCTTTCATGGCTGTGCTCGGATCTGCATAGGCTACACCTCCTTCGCTCTTGAATGTTATCTCATCATCGTCGCAGTCAACGTACTTCCGGCACGCATACTCAACAATGTCAAGATCTGCCTCTATTTCTTCCAGGCTCTTTGTCGGCGTTCCTTTGACCAGGAAAATCAGATCATAAATTGCCGACCAGAGCTTTGAGATAATCTGTAACTTTGTCATTTTCTTTTTCTTCTCTCTTCCTTCTTCCGGAATAGGTGGTAATGTGGTTTCTCTTCTCTGAAAAATGCCCACCGGATATAATCATCCAGGAAGATTCCAAGTGCAGACAAAAAGAACCACAGCACTGTAAACTGAGGGCATATCTGACCGAGAATGTTTCCCGGCATGTTGCTATAATCCCACATATGCAGACCGAGCAACACGTTCAGAACCAATCCGAATAGAAATTCTATCGCTGTGATTCCTGCCGCCGCAACTAACTGTTGCAGAACCAGTGGCATACACCGGTTTTTCTCATTGATTGCACCGCAAATAATGAAGCACAGGCCTCCGCAGGCTACCATTGCCGGGAATGAATAACCCCGAAAAATTATCTCCAGCAAATAATAAATGCTCCCTCCGAAAAGAAAGAGCATTGGATATTTGATTATGCTTTTCATTACGAGATACCTCCAGATGCCAGAATCTTCATGTAATCTTTCAGAACCTCATTCTGGAACTCTTCTGGGATTTCAGCTCCCCACTGGATCTGCTCCAGATCACTTGCTTTTTCTGCTGACTTAATCCACATATTGACCGCATTGCAGTAGGTCGTGTTGTAAGACACGAAAAACATCGCCCGGTCTACGATATTCTGCATGTCTGCCGCAGAGAAATACTTGCAAGGATGCCCGTCCTCATGGTATTCCAGTTTTTCCTCTCCAGCCAGTAACTGCATTTTCTTCCCAAAAAGATTCAACTGATCCTTTTCTGTCAAACTGAAATGCTCCACTCCGGAAGATGTACTCACATCTACTCCGGCGTAAATCGTCTCCTCACATGCAGATGCGATTTCCCGGTATTTCGCTTTTCTGGCATCCTCAAGGCTCAGATTTTCTACACTGGATGGATCTGGTACTTTCTCCGCTTTCTTGAGCCAGTAGTCAAAATCGGCTTCGATCTCTTTCTCGGTTACTTCTCCGTTGTAGTGGAACTGCACTTCGTCGCATTCCCAGACTTTGTATTTGCTTTTCTTTCCATCCTGGATCTCTTCTCTCTCCACCAGCTCTATGCTCTGTCTCAGAATCACATCTGTACCAGAAAACACCGGGTAGATCTCAATCTCCGATGGCTGCGATAAGTAAGATTCTCTTCTCATTTTCTACTTCCTTTCCGTGCTTACTTGCACTGTATGAACACATTTTGAATAATGCATCAAAATTGTATTTCTCCCGGAACTTTTGGCTATTGCTATGCTCAACCCATCCTTTATAGGCTGCAATCTTGCAAGCCCTCCACCACGGGACGAATCCTCTTTCTACAAAATCCATCCAGGCACGTATCACTTGCCTCCGGATTCTCCGAAATACTCTGCCACGAATGATCGTGTATTTTCTCCGGACAACATAGCCCATCATGTCAACTCCTGGAGTTCTTTTCTTACTGCCTTTCTTTCTCTCTTCGTAGTTCTCCTTCTCTTCATCAAACGATGCCACTTGGTAGAACTGCCAGATATCCTTGATTTTCAATCCGAACTTATCATGTGCCCAGACCGTGGCTTTCTTCATTGCTTTTCTCAGCTTCGAGATATCGCCGTAGATCGTAAAATCATCCGCATAACATACAACCGCATAGACAAGCCTATTCCGCTTTCCTCTGCGTATCTGTGCCTGCTGATAGATGTATCTCAGAACATAGCTCATAACATAATTGAACAGCCATGCCGGAAGATATCCGCCAATACACAAATGCTTCCCAGGATAATTGCTCATAAGAGCACCCAGGAACCATAACGTCACTTTATTTTTGCCGATGTCTCTTCTCAACATCTCCATCACGATATCCACCGTTACCGATGGATAGGCTTTCGTTACATCTCCTTTGATTGCTACAACCTTGCCGTGGAATTTCTTTCTCAGAAGTCTTTCAATCTTCCTCTTTCCAGCAACTCCGCCTTTCTTCGGGATGCTCCCATACTGGACCGGCAGAATCTTTGCCCGGAAAAGAGGTTTTAAAGCAAAGACAGCGATATACTCAAACACCTGCTGTTCCGGAGATTCCTGGCAGATGTCTCTTAGTTTCTGCGTCAGCCCATCCACCCTTTGAAATTGGCGAATCGGCTTTAATTGCAGATCACGGTCAACGATACGCTGTGTCAACATCTTCGCAACTTCGCTCTCAGCCTCCAGGGTTCTCTTGAAATCCTGGTTCAGCCGGTCTTCTGCAATCTGACGCTTCGTGATCTTTCCGGTCTTGCATAGCAGACGTTGGAAATCGTTTCTTCCACGCTTATTCCGGAAACATTCTATTACGGCAACCTCGTTGAATTTCCAGTCCTCAACATTCACGTTTGCCGGTTTGCAATAGGTTTTCATCAAACCTCCTTACTATCATCTGGTTACTGCCGTGGCTTTCCCCGTAGGTACTAGCCTCGTTGGTTTCAAGTTATTTTCGCACATAAGCGAGGATTATACGATGCAATGATTTTTTAATACTCTTTTCAAAATTGTACCAGTTGCTCCGAGAGAGCCGTTCCAGTTAGCGTTAGACACCCCATTGTTCGAGTTACGGCAAGGAACGCCAGCATTACCACCGTTGTTCAAGTTACCAAAGCACCAAGCCGCACGAACACCAGACGCCGCAGGTTCGCAATTGAAGCCAGCTCCCAGACACCGTATAACCCTAAAATTATTTTATTTGCAAATAAGACAATAAAGGGGCTTACTGCCCCTCTGCTTCGCATTCACCCCGTTTTTAACCCTCAAGACCAGGTGCTCCGAGAGAACCGTACCAGTAAGCGCTAGACACCCCAAAGCTCGAGCTACGGCAAGGAACGCCAGCATTACCACCGTTGTACAAGCCACCAAAGCACCAAGCCGCACGAACACCAGACGCCGCAGGTACGCAAAAGAAGCCAGCTCCCACTCCAACGCCGCTTCCGCTTGCGTTGGTTGCCTCCGGCCATAGAACATCATCATTGATTGCATTATCAGTAATATACTTCCATGTCCAGGCAGCCGTATCTTTCGGAAATACCAATGTTGGAACATTTACTTTTTCGTAGTTCTCATTGATTGCAGAGCCTACTTTTGACTGATCGTAACATTTGTAGCAATCAAAACAATAATTCTCATTCGCATCCTGGCTCCACTGCCATAATTCATCGGAGACAATCAGATAGGATCCGTTCATAAATTCTACACCCTGGATCATTCCAGGTTCTTTTCCGGATGTCGGGCTGTATCGGCTACCATCTCTACCCAGTACATTGTCATTCCATCCGGAATAGTACGGAGCGGTAGATAACATCGTGGTTCCGGCTACTGTGTCAAAAGTCTTTCCTCCATTGTCCACGTACACTGCGGAATAGTCTGTGCCGTCAATGTTTACAGTCTCAATCGATGTGATTAACTTAGCGTCAAAAATGGAATATGCACTGGCAGCGTTTCTGTCGGTCGATGCATTTGTTCCGAGCATGACCGCAGATCCAACAAACAGGTTTGCCGCCTGTGCTGTGGTCAGAATTACTCGCTCCACTCCGGTCTCAGCCACGGCTACCGTGTACTGGAAACTGTAGCTTGAGCATCCTTCAATCTTTCCGGAGTTTCCTTTACGTCCATATTTCAGACGCATCATAGCATCCAGGAACTTCAGAAGTGATCCAGATGCTCCGGAATACTGTGTTCCTCTGGCTCTCCATCTGGTTACTCCGGTTGAATGTGAGGTACGGTTGACCGGTGCCAGTCCAGTTCCGCAAGTGATCGCTCCGTCTGCGTCCAGACCAGCGTAATATTTCGGATGTGCCATGTACTCATGCACTTTTCCGGTTCGGTCTGTGCCTTCTTTCCAACGTTTGTAGCCTGGAGCCGGTGTACATCTGGTTTTCAGATATTTGTAATCCTTGTCCTGCCATTCACGCTTGTAGGTGTTCTTCTGGATCATCCAACACAGATGTTCTCCACCTCTGACCTTTGCTGTATCGTCAATGTGTTCTACATAGAAAATCTCATGGGAACCATCTGCTTTTTTCTCTGCCGCAACCTCCAGACACCAAAACTGTGGAAGGTGTGCAAACGGATCATTACCGGCTGTAGATTCTGTGGAAGGTGTACATGTCAGTCCTGTGGAATCATCCGTTAAGGTTCCGATCATGGACGTACTCTTATCATATCTTGGTGTCGTTACGCCGTGAACTCTGGAATCAACCAGAACATTTCCGAACCATCTCTCCAGCATCTCCGCTTTCGTGAAAAGCTCCGGATTATATTGAATCTTCCACCATTCAGTAAAAAGGGCATCTACCTCCGCTTTGGAAGTAGCTGCCGCAACTTTCTCTTTATATTTCAGATCCATTTCTCCAGCAATCTGATCTCTGTGAACTTTGACCAGTAACTGCATGGTCGTGTCTCTGGGGATATTGATTGTCTCACTCATTTTCTGCCTCCTATGCACTTAAAATGATTGCGTCAAGTCCCTTGTCATCCGGGTTAATCTGGAACGCAATCGTGTTGACCTGGTTAATAAGTATCTCTGTAGCCTCTTTCGCCTTAGCAATGGCATCCGCAGTATTCGCCTGCCTGTCCTTCTCGTTCTGAATCCGGACATTTTCACTGGCGGTTCTTGTCTGCTCCGCAGATGCTCTGTCTGATTCAGCCTGGGATCTCGCCTGCTCAGCCTGGACTCTGGCAGTTTCAGCCTGTGACCTAGACTGTTCTGCTTTATTCGCATTATCAGTAGCCAGTTTGGCGTTCTTAGCCGCCTGGGTTGCCGCAGAAGTCGCACCATCCGCATTCCCGGCTGCTGTAGATGCCAGTTCAGCCGCCTGCTTTGCATCCTGCGTCGCCTGGTTCGCTGCCGTTACAGACTGCTGGATCGCTGAGTCAATCTGTTTTGCAGAATCAACGACTTTCTGTAAAGCTGTCTGCTGTGTTTTGCTGGCCTCTGTAGCTTTCTCGGTTGCAGTCTGCTGTGTCTTTCCGGCTGCGGTAGCTTTCTCGGTTGCAGTCTGCTGTGTCTTTCCGGCTGCGGTAGCTTTTTCATTTGCATCCTGCTGAGCTTTACCATTGGTGATTGCTATAGTCAGGTTCTGCAATGCAGCTTTGACTTCCTCAGACTTCGTGTTGATAGATTCTACCTGCTCTTGCATGGTAGCCGCCGACTGATTT